ATATATATAGCCGAATTGAATCGCAAGATTCTTTTCGGCTTTTTTTTTATGCCTATTTTTTGGCAAGAATCGTTGTGTTCTATACCAAAACTATACCACAGCTTGCTATACCTTTTTTATACCACAGCTTATTAGCTAGGAAAAATAAGGGTAATTTACCAATTGATTATAGTTGAAACATTGTTAGCGGTATAGTATAACACTATTATAACTTAATAAATATAGGAGAGAAAAATGCCAAAGTTAATAAAACAAAAAGTTTATGTTTTGGAATTTTTTCAAAATGTAAAACCAATTAATATTAACAATATAGATTTTGTTAATATTGATACTTCAATTGACAATGTATCTGTGCATTTAAAAAATGGTAATGCACTATTTACAAAATGGTCAAATGTTAAAAATCAATGTGATGTAAAAAACTTACATAAATCAGATTCAGATTTAGAGTTAGAAATGGAGTTAGGATAATGACATTTGTTTTTAAGCACCCAAGTAAATACAAAAAAGAAAAGTTAGAAAATGAAAAAGAAAATCCAATTGTTGAAATGTTAAAAAAAGACAACTGTAAATATAGTGGCAAAAACAGATTGGAATTTGTTAAAGAGCAAATGGTAGAGTCTTATAAAAAACACTACCCAAATGTTAAGGAGAAAGAAAATGAGTCTATCAATAAGATCAGTAAGTAAAAGAGTAAATGGTAAAACAAAAAGGTTATGGCGTTGGGCATACTTTGGTGTAGATGGTAAGCCTAAATTTATAACTGGTAAAACTAAGAGTGTTGTAGAAGTTCTAGCTAAAAAGAAAGTAGATGAGATAGGTTTAGAAAAAACATCATCATCGCAAATCTTTTTATCTGAAGCTTGGCAGCAATATTACAGAAGTTTGAACCAAAGAAAGCTAGACTTTAACGATGGTAAAAATGTTAAGGCTATTAGCCAGAACACAATAGATGAGTACACTAGCCAATACCTAAATCACATCATTGCTAAACTAGGTAATATTGATTTAAGATTATTAACTGACGCTGTGCTTAATGATTTTGTATCGTACCTGGTTAATAATACTAATTTAGATAATGGTACTAGAAGAAAAATCTTTAATGTACTTACTAATATTGTGCAGCACCAAGTCAATCCACCACAATCTAAGTTGGCCAAAAATGTATGTAAGGACAAAGATTACATGGTTTCTGTGCAAGTAGTTAAAAGCAAAAAGAAGCCTGTAATAGACTTTAATACATGGTCGTTAGATATGGTATCTAATCTTGTTAGCGATATAAGTAACACTCAGGTTAAATTAATTTGTGAGATTATGTTACAAACTGCTTGCAGACCAAGTGAGGCCAGAGCTTTAAATAGGAATAGTTTTAAGTTCCATTTAAACATACCTACTATTCTATTTGATAAGGCAGTTAAAAAAGGCAAGGTAGTAGGTGGCACTAAAACAGATAGTGGTGTTAGAACTCTTACTATTTCTACTAGCCTAAAAGACCGAATACAGGATTATATTAATAAGCTGCCAGTAGATCAGGATTACTTATTTCTTAATAGTAGGGGTAAATTTATATGCGTAGAACAGCTTATAAGCCACCTGGACAAGGCTCTAGCTAAGAATAGGGTACAACTACCCATCAAAAGAAAATCGTACTTCTTTAGGCATTATACAGCTACCTACTGGGCATATACCAAAAAGCATAAAGGTAATGCTTTGGACTTGGCTAGGGATCTTGGTGATAAGGATATTAACTTTGTTAATGAGAATTACATCAAGCCATTTAAACAAAACGATAATTCTGTAGAGGACTTGGATTATCAAAACAAACACTTTAATTAAATCTTATGACAATTAAAAACGATCTATATGTTTATAGAGTAAGGCATGGCAGCACAAGAATAAGAAAATATAAACTTAGTAAATTCTTGGCAAATGTTAATGATACATTATTTACTAAAAAATTCTTTATTAATAAAAAAGATGCCGAAGCACATATAAAGAAACAATAATTACTTATACCAATACTTATCGTAGTTCTCTGTATCATAGGGAACTACATCCCATTCTATTTTTCTATTAATACTTTTTTTTGCAAATTCCTTAGCTTCTTTTTCAGTTGCAAACAGTACATTAGTAAAGCTAGTAAATTTATCTTTAGGTTTCCAAATAACGAAGTACATAAAAAAAAGGGGGAGATTTCTCTCCCCCCAATCACAACAAATAAATATAAGAGCATGAGATCAACTCTTATAGTTTCACATTTTTAATGACACTTACTTGATGTATTATCCCCAAACTCTTTTAAAGAGGGAGCTATTGGGTTATTAGTGAGAGAAGTGTCTTGCCTCAATAATTCGGTTGCTTCATGTAGAAAGTAAGCCAGTGGTTTTTTAAAAAAAGCACAAATCATAAGCAGCTTATCTATGCCAACTGAATTTTTACCTTTTTCATATTTTTGAATCTGTTGAAATGTTACGCCAATATTTTTAGCTAATTTAGATTGTGTGCATAATTTTTTAATTGGTTTCTTCCAAACTTTTTTAGTTTCTTTGTCAAAGTGATCTATTAATATTTCATAGTTTAATCTTGCTTCTTTAATTTTTGCACCAATACATTTATCAATTGATATTTGAAAATCTGTTTTATTATTATTGTTTGCCATCTTTCTCTCCTTAATTTGTGCAGACTCCTAGCCTATAGTTTTTTACAACTTTTAAGTACATCAGTTTTTAAGGCGAATACATAAACTTGGCATCCTCATTTTCTACCAAGCATATCTGCCTAAAAGTCTTAACATATTTTTTGAACGCTACGCTTGAATGAACACACTGTCTTGCTTTGCCAGACTTAGCTGGTTTCATAATCTCAGCATGATACTTTTCAAGTTTTTGGTAACGTCTTGTAAGACTATTACTTTTACTTAAAGCCATCCTTAGACTCCTCATCTTTGGTTAATTTAATTCTTGATTTATCAAATTTTAAATCAAGAACAGTAACCTTAGCATTATCGCTAGGGTTATTTGATTTTGCAGCTAACTCTGCATTGTCAAATTCTTCATCAACTCTAAAGTTTGCTTCATAAAAACTTTCTTTTAAAACTTTAGTCATTTTCTGAACTCCATTGTTGAGTAACTTTTATTAACTTTTAATGTTGGTATTAATTTTGATTGTTTATCTGATAAGGCAATATTTCTATGTGCCTGATTACTTTTGCTTATCAAATTTAATTTACGAAACTCTGCAATCAAAGCACCAGCTCTTGCTCTAGTAAATTGAAATTTTTCACCAATCTCTTTATAGGTTGGAGCATAGTCATAAGTTTCTATAAAGTGCTTAATAAAGTTCAGCACATCCTTTTTAATTTGGCTAAGGTAGATATGACCATTGCCATTAGTTCTAATTTTCATTTCTTATCCTCAAATAAATTGGTTACATTTGTTGTAGTGCTTCGTAAGTCATTGCCATCTGTTGCAAGACTTTTTAAATAGTTAATTAACTTCTGGTTAAACCAATTAGATTTTTCTAAATCCATAATTGCTTTCTCTAGTGTTTGCCCTCCTTTAGCACCAAACCTAGATAAGTATTTCATTGCTGATCCTCTCAAAAAGCCGATGTTTTCTTCTGGAGTCATTTGACTCATAATGGCATCGCAAGTTTGTATTGCTTTTTGATAGTGAGGAGGGTTTTTACTTTCCATGTTAATCTTTCTTAATTGGATCGTTTAACTTAATTGATATGTCAGGTTGCCCAGCTTTTGCTGGATCAGTACCTTTTTCAGTATTAAGCCAAGCCGAAGCATTTTTCTTAACACCATTTAAAGTTACGTTACCAGTGTAGTGTGGATATTTTTTACCTGGCTCATCTTTTGGAGTTGCTTGTCTTTTCCATAATGCACCAGAATTATCATAATTATTATCTGCCATTTGTACCTCTTGTTTGTATTTGTGATTTTAGTTTGTTGTATTCTGTATCAACTCTTAACTGTTCAATTGGATCAGTTGCTATTAAATGAATCTCATCTTTATATTTTTCTTTAATAGGAGCTAAATTTTTTTCAAAAAAGTGTGATGACTTTGAATGTTGAGCTGCTGTTTTCATTTGGTCAATCCAATCATTAGCTAGCTCAGGTATAGTTTTAGTTTGTGTTTTTACTTCTTGCTTGACTTTAGGTTTATTTAAAAATTGTTCCATTTCTTCAGCGGTTGCTATCTCATCACCAAAGAAGCCTAAGAAACTTAATGCTCTACCACATGACACAGTGGATTGCTTTTCAAATTCTTTATCTTTGTTTTGTGTTTGTTTAGATAAACCAGTAGATACTAATTTATCATCTAAAAAAATTTCAGTTTTAAATTTATGAATACCATCAGGTAAATCAAAACTGTCAGTAACAATCCTAATCCTTTCCCCAAAATATTCTCTAACAAATTTTAATCTGTAAGGTACTGTTAAGTATTTACCTTTAGCACCTAAGTTTGCATAATCGCTATCGTCAATATCATTTCTAAATTGTTGTATAGCATCAGTTAATGTTTTCATTTCTCTCCTTTAGTTGATCTAATTCTTTTTGTAGATTCCCATTTAGCTGTTTGTGATCTTGTTCTATTTCTCTAATATCTTTAACTTCTTTGGTAAGCCTGGTGATTTCATTTTCTTGTTTTAGCAGCAGAGCATTTTTATCTACTAGTTTTTGTATTAGTTGATCTTTTGGTAAAGAATCGTAGTGTGCAATTAATGTTTTAAAGTTCATAATAACTCCTAAATCTTTTTATGATCTCAGGATCTAAACCTTTCCACCAAAAACCATCTTTTCTAATTTCAGATAAATCAGGTTTGCAAAGTAAAGCTAAAACTTTTCTATCACCATTAGCTAATTTTAATTTTTCTTCCCAACACCTTTGATAACACACTAATTCTTCGTAGTAATATTGTAAGCTCTCAGGTCTAAGTTCTACACAGTTGCTAGGTGTAAAAACAACTCTATCGCTATCACTTGCATAGGTCAGGCAAGGTTTTAGTTTTGGCAGCTCTTTGCTATACAAAGCAACTTGCATACAATCTGAATGGTATGGAACTTGAGGACACTTTCTTTTTGAATAGCTAAAACCTTTTTTAGTTTTAGTTAGTGTGCCAAACACATTTTTAATATCAAAAAATTCTGTTTGCCCAACCAAATCAACATACATTAAAAAATAGGTACTAATACCATTTGCCCAGTGTGTAAATTCTAACTCATCTTTCCAGGTTTGTTTTCCTACTTCAGCAATATTTTCTAAATGGTTATTAACTAAGCTTTCCATATTATCCATAATATGACCAAACTTAATGTCATCCTTTTCATCAATGCTTTTGTAGTTAATTATTTTTTCTTGCACAGACTCTAGTGCTTGTTCGTAAGTTAAATTCTTACATAATATTTTTTGAATTATTTCATGTGCAATCGTACCGCCAGTAAAAGAACAATTACTTGGTAGGTTAGCTTTTTCTTT